TTCCCATTCGGTAACAATACAATATCTACCAAAACAAGGTTCATCAAATCCTAATTCTTTTAAAGCTAATGCTTCTTGGTATGGCATAAATTCTTTTTCCATTTTGTTTGTTATTACTGGTTGATAAGTCATTTCAAAAATATCTGGTTTGCAAGGATAAAATTCTCCTTTAACACCTTTAATAATCCAATCCATTTCATTTGCAATATGATGACCTTCTAAAGTTGGAATTATGCATTTAGCAATTCCATTAATGCGTCTTTCAATTGAAAGTGTGTGTGCTGTGTTATTTGTAAATAACCTAATCTCATCCCAATTTTTACGGGTAAATTGCAACGCTTCAATTTCTACTGGTTTTTTTATATACTGTGCCATTTTGTTTGTTGTTTAAAGGTTTTATTAAATGTTTTTTTGGTGCTTGTTAAATATTTTAGTAAAGTTTCATGCACTTTGTCCAGTTAAATCGTTAAAAAACTGGACTTTAAAGCCTTTGTAATATTTATTCTTATTGGCTTGTGTTAAATCCACCTATGCAGTTTGTTAAATAGTTTTTTGGCCAATTGTATAATTGTCTATTCGCTCCCTTGCAAATATTTTAAATCCATTTCCTTTGCCATCCTTAAAAGTTAAAACAGAACTTTTTTTAATACCCACATGAATTATTAGTTTTTTTGACCCCTCGTTTGGTTTTGCTAATAACACTGGCTCATCTTCATTAAACTGAAATGCCCATTCAAAGTTCTTAAATTCTGGATTGTCTGTTAATGGCTTTACTTTAGGTTTAAACAGATTTAATATTTCTTTTATCATAGTTTTATAGTTTAAAGATTAAATGCTCCCAGTCTGTTAATTGTTGGATTATATTTTTGGTTTTGGCCTCTAAGTTCTTTGGCCTTATTTTCATACCATTTAGCTTTGGCCAAATCCCTTTCGACTGGTTGGTCTGGTTTGTCGCCAAGTCTCATTCTGTATTTAAAGGCGTTCATTTCGCAAAAGGCAATGTATTTCTCAATGCCCCAGATGTCAATCATCATTTCAAATACTTGCTTATCGCCTTTTTTATAATAGTCTGGATTAATATCGCTCATGGTTTAATTAGTTTTACTTTGTTAAACATATCCTTTTTGACAACGTATCCCAGTGCTTCGTATAATTTTAAATACCGATATGCCGTTCTGGTTGTTACTTCCAGATACCTTGCTATTGTGTGAATGTTTCTTGACTTATCCTGCAAGTATTCCAAAAGCCTTATGCACCTATACATTTTGTGTTGATTCATAACCTAAATAATTTGTTGTAACTAAACTCAAATGTAATTCCCCAAACAATGCAAAAGATGCAAGCATCCAAAATGCCGTACATTGGAACGTACATAACAACGGCCAAAGATATAAAGCCAAGCATTAATCCTTTAGCCAAATGCCATCCATCTGTCAAAGCCGAAAGCATAGTGCTTGACAAAAAGAAACTTTCGCCGTTGCGAATGTCTCCATTTTCCCATTTGTTTTTCCAACTAATTCGCCAATCCCAAAATTGCTGATTTTTAAAGTTTCTAAAAATGGAAACATCGTATCTGGTTGACAAAGTGTCCATCAAAGCGTTGCACATTGATGCTAAAATTATAAAAATTATACTCATAGTCCTAAATTTTGGTTAATTATTTTGCTATTTAAAATTTTAAATGGAGTTTCTTTGCCTTTGCCAAATAACTCTCGTTTGATTCGCCTATCGTATTGCTCCCAGTCATCGTGAGTGGCCATAATTTTGATATGCTTAATCACATGCCCCATTTGACAAATCAATTCGTAGTATTTAGGATTCGCCATTTTCTTTGTTTACTCTATAAACTAAATATTCTGACTGAGTCAATTTGCGCCCCTTTACGCTAATAACTCGCACCGCACCACTACTTGGCTCACTTCGCCATAGTTCGTCAAACTCAGCAAGCAATTCACGTGTTCTCGACCATTCTTTCGGCTCTGGTGCTTTCTTATATTCTTTTTTATCCATTATTTTGTTTGTTAATGCTTTGACTTGCTCAATTATTTCGTCCGATGGCTTATTGTCCAGATAGCTTTGCTCCCACTTCTTATATTTTTCTTGAATGGCCTCTGACTCAACTTGCTCCTTAGCTTTTTTTAAATCGTTTTCAAATCTATGCAAAATTTTAAAAATAGTGGTAATGTCAAACGAATGAAACAACTCAATTTCGGGATATTTGCCCATTTTAAAATTATTAAACGCCATGACTATGTGTTGCACAGACCAATAGTAATATTCAGAATAGACCATTTGCGCCGCTTCAGCAATTTGGCTTTCGCTCATGTTCTTAGAAACATTCAAAGAAACTATTAAGCCATCGATTGTGCGTTCAATTACCTTTGAAACAAAGCCATCGCCCTGCTCTTTTCTAATCAAGGCCAATGGAGTCGGACTGCTCGTTATTAATTCTTTTATCGTTCCCGAATACAACTTCGGCAATGTACTGGTCGGCTTGTCTAATTCTCTGCTCGACTGCATTTCTGTTCTTTTCAAATTCTGATTTTCCATTTTTTATAGTTTGATTGTCCCTTTTTTCCCAATTTTTGATGGCAGCCGCCCAGTTTAGATATTTAACTCCTTTGGACTGCGAATATAGCAAAGCGCTTTCGTAATACTTAGAAAGTTTTTCTCGTTCCCAATCTGGGAACGCTTCTTTAAATATTTTTTTATTGTAATAAATAGAGTTTTCAAATGAATGTTTTTTAGTGGGCGTCAATTCGTTAGAATTGCTATACTCTTTTACTTTACTTCTATTTACTTTACTTATCTTTACTTTAGATGCGTTTCGTACGTGTTCGAAATGCGTTTCATTTTCTATAACGTGTTGATTTTCACGCCAATGTTTCAGACGTTCTGCGCTTTTTTCTTTTTTTATCTTATAGTTTTCACTAAACTTTAGCAATTGTTTGTTGAAACTTTCGCCATTGTTTGACGATATTAGTCCAATACTTTCCATAAACGACCAACATTTGTCCAACTTTTTTCCAATATTAAGTTGCTTTTTTAGCACCGCAGTTTTGATTGGCTTTTCTTGTTGGGCAAACTTTTCTAAAGCAGTATAAAATAAGCCGAGACCCTCGTAGCCAAAAGCCATATAAAGTTCTGTTACCTTTTCGTCATTAAAGGAATTGGAATCGTGTAGAAAATACTTCATAGATGTAAAAATAAAGCCCACCAGTCGAGATTGGCGGGCTTAGAGGTTAGTAGTGATTAACCTTTAAAATAATTTCACTTGCTCTCGACTTCAAATGAAATTACTGAACTCAAATATCGATAATTAATCCAACAAAACGAAATTAATGCCAGATATTTTTAAAACTTTTATTTTGCCAGTCTTAGCCATGTGATATGTCCACTGGGTTGTTTTGCTATTCTTTTTAGCATACTCGCTAAAGCTAATCAATTTGGAAATGTCTATTTTCATGCTCAAATATATTATAAATTTTACAAATTACAAATAACAAGGTTTCTGGCCTCATATTTTTTTAAATAAACTGACTGGTCAATGTCATCGTGTTTAACTGAGACAAGCGCCTTGTTACCCATGCCATAATAGTATGCAGCCAAACGAATAACAAAAGACCTCTGGACATTAAATTTGGCCGCAGTTATTTTGACGCTATTATCTTCGCCAATCAAAGACTCAATTATTTTAGCGTTGCGCTCCATATTGCTTAACATAAAAGGATGTTTGGTCTGCGATTACTTTAATTGCGTCAATGCGGTCATATAATGACTCCAAATACTTATTGAGTTCGTCAATGTCTTCAGTTATTTTGTAGCCGTTAGACGATGCGATAATGTTCGGAGCGGTTGTGCGTCTCAAATAGTTCATTATCACTCGAATTCTGGAGTCGGCCAAATCAAAATCGGTGTCATTACCAGAGCGCTCAAAGATTAGTTTCCTCAATTGCTTGTTCGTGTAAAATTTATTTGTTTTACGCAATACTGCCTCAATAAATTTGGCGCATCGCTTTTCATTGTCTGTGATTTGGTATGTTAACTCTTCAAATAGTGCTATCATAAATTTAGTTCTAAGTTTTCGTTTGGTTCTGGGATGTAAACGTTTAAAAATTCGGTTGCCCACTGCTGCACCTCTGCAATGAAATCCATAAATTGACTGGTTGAAAGTTCACTGGTGCTTTTGATTCGCTCTATAAACTCGCCATCTGTATTGGATTCGTTCGTCTTTAGGAATCTAAACTTCAACAAGTCGTGAACTTGCTCATTGTTTCGATAGTTCTCAAAGCCTGCGTCAATTAATCCCGCCTTAACAATAGGCAAAACAACGCCATGATAGTAAGCATTTTGATTGTTTGAACGCTTTTTGGTGTTTTTATCCAATATAATCGAAACCTCTTTGCCGTTTAACGATTCAATATGGGCGTCAAACATGCTTTTGTTTAAAATTCTCAGACGTCCGTCTTCAATTTTACCAATATATTTAGCTTTCATATAAATAAAGAAAGTAAAATGCCTGCAATCATTGGTAAAATAATAAACACAAATGCTAAAACCGAAATAAACCACAATAATTCGGCAAAAAATTCTATTGATTTTTTCATAACAATTCTTTTAAATCTATTTTTAAAGCCTCCGCAACCTTAACCAATGTGTCCAGAGTCATGTTTTTACCTTGCTCAACTCTCTGGTAAGTGCTGCGATTTAATTTGTTCTCGAAAGCGAATTGCTCGGCTGAATTATAGCCAAGTTCAATTCGTCTGTTTCGAATTTTGATATTAATTTTATTTAAGTCCATCCGCTAATAAATTAATCATTTCTAATTGATTTGCTATTTGCTTTTTTTGGTTCTCAATTAATCTATCCCTTAAAGCCTCAGACTCTTTATACTTTACAACCAGTCTTCTATAATCTTCAATTGTGTCTTTTAGTAATTCAATTAACTTGTCTTTATTGTCCATGATTTTTAGTTTATTTTACCGATTGTTTTAGTTACTTGTTCGTGATAGTTTGCCAGATATTCTCTGCATTGGATAACTTTAGCATAAATCTGCTCAATGATTTCGTCTGAGTGTTCAATCGTATATGCAAGCCAACGTTGGTTTGCAGGCAAATGGTCATAACTTACGGCCTTGCCATAGTTAACATCCTCTGGCGTGTTCATAAGCGCATAAAATAAAATAAATTGCTTGCGCCCAGTGATTTGTAAATAGCCTCGACCCTGCCAAACATAATCTTCATTGATTCCAGATACATTGTCTAAAAATGTTTTGCGGTTAAATGGACATTTGATGTCCACACAAATGTCTTCTGTCGGCAAAACGTCTGGCTCTCCGATAATATAATCGTTCGAAAAAATGTCGATGTTCTTTTCAGCAAAAGGAAAGCCAAGTTGCTCGGCCATAAACTGGATGGCATCGGCCTCAACGGCCTTGCCTTTCTCAGTGTACTTAGAATGTATTTCCTCATGGTCATCCGCATACCATTCGTGCAAATATGTTTTGCATGTCGCAGACAACTCGCCCTCTTTTTTTGCTTTGCCCATGATTTTGGAAATCTGTGAGCATCTTATTTTGAATGGTCTCATATAGCCTCATCCATTAACATAATTCTTTGCTCTTCTGTGATGTCGCATTTAGCTTCAACGTCTGCAATTGTGATTTCACTATTAGCTAATTTTTCAACTATTTGAATCCATCCAACAGAGCCTTGAACTAATGCAATTTTTTTCTTTTTAGACTCTGTTTTAATCATTGGCTCGTAAACATCCTCAAATTTTCTATTTAAGTCAGACCCAAATTTTTTGCCAATTTTTTTAGCTGCATTTTTAATCGCTTCGGCATATGCTTTTGGCAATGATAATTGCAATGAATTTGCTTTTTTATATAGATGAAATTCCGAAACTTTGGTGTCTTTGTCTTGTTGAATAACAGACGAACCCAATCCATCGTATTGAATCCATTGGTTAATAACTGGATGGAATACCTTAATTCTGGCATGACAAGAAATTTCATTGAAAATTTGCTCATACGAAATAACTTCATATTGCACCAATCCAAAATAAATTTTATCCAATTCCTTTTCAATGTGTGAAATTGGCAAATATTCATAGCCTTGATGTTTTTGAACTTGCTCTGGCTTTGGATTTGAATTTAATAGCTTAGTAAAATTCTGCATTTTAATTCTAAACTCTTCAATTTGTGAATCGTTGTGAGACACTTCATTGTTTGTGATTTGATTAATTAGTTCTGGCATTTTTTTAGGTTTTTTAGTGATTTGTAAATTTAAACATTTAAAGTATTTAATCAAATTTTTTAGCGAATATTTTTAAACAATTCGTAATTGTCTCGCAGTTCTAATTTAATGACTTTTTTCTCGGTCATTCCCAGTTGCGCCCGAATGTGTTTGCCCCAACGTTCTAAACTGATATTTGCATCCTCTGGCTTTGTGCCAGTTGTGGATTGAACGAAAACAACTTCTGTCTTTGGACATCCGTCCTCTTCTTGTCTGTGTGGATAGGTATGAATAAGTTTCATGATTTGATTATTTGATTGATTAAAGTTTGGTTAACTAATGAGCCACATTTTTCAATAAGATGCAATTTGTCCGCATCGCTTTTGTAATTGATTGGCAGTTTGATAATGCCATGACATGCGAGCAGGGTCATTGCTTGGTCTGCTGAGTCTGGGTAATAAAGCGGAGCATAACAATTTGGCATTGTGAATGTCTCCCAGTTCAATTTAATTTCGAACTCGTCTTTAATAAAATGCGCCATGAATGGCTCTTCGATTCGTTCTATTAATACAAAACCTTGTTTGCTTAATACTTGCGCAAATGCGTCAATGTTAGTTGCTATCATTTTATGCGTGTGATTTTAAAGTTTTTACCATTGTCATAATAGACCTCAAATTCAAAGTCTCTGTTTCTTGTTTTTCTGTAATAAGAAACCAGAGAGCGTTGGTTTTTTATTTCTGTTTCACTTACCGAATAGTTTTCGCCAAGTTTCATTTTGCCAATGATTGTCTGGTTGTAAGTTCTCGAAATATCGCCCGCTTTTTTTCTTGCATGCTCTCTGACATATTTCATTGCGTCTCTAAGTTCAATAAAATTGCATTCGACTGCATGTTCTTTGCCGTCAAAGGCGTAAACCAGAACCTCGTTTCCGAATTGCTTAATCATGTAATCGACTCCATTTTCTTTGGCCTCGATTTTGCCTTTTAGTCTAAAGTTTACCACTTTTTTCCTTAATTAAATTGTAAAACAAATCATATTTATTCTCGTCAATGAATTGGCGGAATGGAATGAATGTCGCATTCTCTCCCTCGCCATCTGTCATGACTAAATATTTGCCATTTTTTGTGTTGGTGTTAACCTCTTCAATGCTATAAAATTCTGCCAAATATTTGTCCAACTCATTTTCTGTGATTATCAAATCGCTTTCAAATTCGTTTTCGTCTGTGGTATAATAACCAGTAACAATATAAGTTGAGCCGTCAATAGTGATGTCACATATTTCGCATTCTGAATCCAATGGCAAACTCGCCAGTGTCCTCTTTTGTTTAGTTGCGCCCATTACGATAAGAAATAAAATAAAAGTCCAAGAAATGACCCGAAAAAAAGAATCAAAACTGCGAAACCCAACAAGGCCTCGTCAATTTCCTCAATCGATAAATTTGTGTTTTTTGTTTTTAGCTTGTTCATGATTTTAGTTTTAAAGTTATTGCAGTGATGGATGCTGCGCCCCTTTTGTTTTACTAAATTGTTTCTAAAATTAAATTTTGGTCTCCATCAAAACTTTCATAAAATTTTCTCTCTTCGCTTTCATTATTTACAATTGTTTCATAAGAATAGCTTGCTAAAAATAAATCTCTTTTGTCAGCATCTTGAGGAAATACAATTACTTTAAAAGTAATGGGAAATTTTTTAGTTGCATTTGTCATAATTTTAGGCCGATTGGTTTATGTCGGTCATCAAATATCGTTTTAACTATTTAAAAAACAAAAGAATTTTTATTTTTTTTTAATCTTTTTTTCACAATCTTCGATTTTAACTATTTAAAGCCACTTTTTAGGGCAAAAAAAAAGCCACACATTTCTGCGTGGCCTCTCCAAACTATGAACCTAAACTAAAAAACCCTAATTTTTGAAATTATATATAACACAATGGCCACTAATATAATTAAACCGAATAACCAGAGAGACCATGTGCCGCTCTGCTTAACTACTTCCTTTGACTTCTGCTCGACTTTCTTTTGCTCAACTGCTACTTGTTTCGTCTTAACCTCTTCGTGTCTCACAACGGCTAATTTGCGCTTGTGAATTATCTGTCTGGTTAACTTCTTTGGCGCAGACTGAATTTGCCCCATCGTATCGATGTGAACTTCATAGTCAATAGTCTCCAATATAACAACAACAGACGAATCGTTGACAACCTCTGAGACCTTTGTTTGCGTCTCAATCTTAACTTCGCTCTTTGTCTCGGTCTCAACGCTTGTCGCTTGTTTCTTGACTCCACAACTGCTCAAAATTATTGCCAATATTAGTATGCTTAATCTCATTATATTTCTTTTTTCTTTTTTTTATTATTTCCTCTAATTGGCTAATCTCTTTTTCTATGCTTTCTAATATTTTATTCTTGCTCATCTTCAAAATTCAACCACTTCAACCTCTGGTCTATTAACTTAATTAACTCTGTCTGCCATTCAACTTTTTTGTTCGGGAAATATAGCAATGTATTCTCTTCGACTTCCCACAAAAACTCTTTTAAGAAATATAATTCCTTATAGATGTCCTCATCTGCCATGTCTTCGATTTCCTCTTCAATTGGGTTCTCTGGTTTCTTGCTCATTCTGCAAATATCGGAATTTTAACTGAAATTCCTCTTTTTTCGTCTAACAATGTAAACGCTTGCGCAGGCTTTTCTGGTTTAAATCCCGCCTTGTGTCCATAAGGAGATAAGCCAATTAATGACCCATTGACGCAGCAACTGGTTGTCGGGTAAAATAATTGATGGAAATGGCCTAAACAAGTGAAATCGGCTTTTCTTTGCTCATCTTTTCTTAACAAATATTTAATCAAAGGAATCGTTAACCCGCCAATGCCGCCCCCATATTTGACCGCCTCGCCATGAAAGAATCTAATTGTTTTGCCCAGAACTTTCACATAGCAATCGTCCGACTCTGGCATGTGAAATGTCATTCGTTTCTCGTTTCTGAATAAGTCTTTTAAATCCGAATACATCATGAACTCGTAATTGGTTGCCGAACTTGTTGAAATGTGCATCTTCTTTGTATTACGGCCATGATTACCAACCGAACATGGTATGATAAAATTTACTTTGGTATTTTTTAATAAAAACTCAAAGCCGTTCATAATTAATTGCTTTGCCATTCGGATTGCTTGCAATGGCGATAGGTTATTTGACTCAACCAACTCGTCATGAATATAACCAGATATAAAGTCGCCACCCAACCAAACAACAACGTCCTTAATATGAACGTCTTTGCTTTCTTTGTCAATTAACTTGACAATGTTCTGGAATATAGCAATTGAGCGCTTTTCTGCAATCTTCAAATTGTATTCGTTAAATCCATTGACTTGCCCACGTCTCACGTTCTCTTCTATGTGCCAGTCAGACAAAGAAATAATTGGCGTTCCCATGTTTTTTTGACCGCTTGACTTTTCAAATTTGATTTCCAGAGTGTCGCTCTTTTCTTTAATAGCTAACAAGTCGTCATAGGCCTGCTCGGTTGCCTCTAATTTACTCAATAAGTATTCGTTTTTCTTTTTAACGTCATTTAACTGAGCGGTCAATGCTTTGTTTTTTCGGTCTTCTTGAATGACAACTCCAATGTCTTTTATTTTTTCAATTGATTCCTCAATGTTTGGCAATGGATTGTCTCTAAAAAATGCTTTAACGCCTGCTCGAATTCCCTCGATTCCAGTTGTGCCAAGTTCCTTTGGGTAACTCTCCTTTAGTAACTGGGCAAAATGAGTTTTGTTTCTGCCAAGTTGCTCGAATAAATCGAGGTTAGCAATGATTAGTTTTTCGTATTTCATAGTTTTAAGGTTCTAATTTTGTGCAAATTAGGAATTATTTTAACAATAACAAATTAACCCAGTAAAGAATAGAACTCATTGAAATGCTGAATCCTATCTTCGAGACCAATTGTCCCGCCATTGACACGCTTAGTGATTGATTTTACAACCGCATCGGTTGCGCCTTTGTCTGCTATTGTATTCAATCCATTTTTATCCCAAAACCATGCGGCCGATGCCAATGGATATTTGGTTGCGACCAATTCTGGATTGGCCAATATATCTTCTGCAACGCTTTTATCAAACTCTAAATAATTAGCCTTGCCAGTTAGCTGAATAAATCCTCTGCCTAAATATTTAAACCCATCTTTGGACGCTTCATTTCCATTGCCCATTCTGTTTGCGTAAACCTTTGATGCGATTCTCTCTGGTTGCCTTGCATAATCTTTGGCAGACTCTAAAGTTGGAAAGTATTTTTTGAATGTTTTGTTTAGTCCCTCAGCCGAATAGTTTAGATTTTCTTTGACTGCTCTAAAATTGGCCGACTCATGGCCACACTGAGCCAAAAAATGCGAAAGCCTTAACAATGTATTTACTTTGTAATTACTTTCAATAAATGGAATTTGAGCAATGACCGAGTCTGGGACATGCCCTTTCAGTTTTGCTAAATTCATTATTTACCCTCTTTAAAAAATTGCTTGAATAGACTTTTGCCAGTCATGTCCTTTAAGTTTTCGTCCAAAGACTTTAACTCTATGAACGCAATTAAGCCAGAAACAATCTTCATGACCTCAATAGTTGGCAAAAAATGTCTTTGAAAAATATGTCCTGCTAAGATTGCTAACATATAACCCATTCCTTTGGTAATTGTTGGCCTCATTTTACGGCTTGTAATGGCTTCGCCTCTTTTATAAGCGGCAACCATGCCAGTGATAAAATCAATTAGCACCAGAAAGCTAATTCCCATCAAAACCGAGAATGTCGGAGAGAAATAGGTAACTAAATAAATGATAATAACGTCTAAACTTTTAACTAACCAATTTCTCATAATAAACACTCATCTGCTAAATTGATTATTCTGGCCATGTCCTCAAATACTAAAGTTGCATTTGCGGGATTTAAGTTCGAATAATCGCTTTGTCCATAAACTTTCAAACTCCAAAACCCAGTTGGCAAATCCACATTCACAATGAATGAATAAAAATCGCATTCGACCGCAGTGAATACGTCAATAAACTCATCGCATCCATTATTCCTTGTAAATTGGAATAGATAAAAGCTAAATGACTCTTCTAAAAATAGAGTTACTTTTGTGTCGATATTTGCGTCAATGACTACCACTCTGTCATTAAAAAATCATTGTCCTCAGTTACGATAAAATCGCATTTTTGGGTAACTATATAATCACTATAATTGACCTTTACTTCAACGTCATTGTCATAAAGAAACGTCGCCAATGCAGGGTCTAAGTTTGTTGGACTCGCTTGTCCAAAAATATTAATATCCCAAATACCCAACTCAATGTCTTCAATTAAAACAAAACAAAAGTCATCGCATGGAATTGTTTCGTATATGCTTTTTTCAATTATACCATCTTTAATAAACACAAATAAATAGTAATCATGCACGCTTGGCAATGAAATACTTATTTCGCTCGTTGTATTTTGATATATTGTTAGCATATTCCCCAGTTTTCTAAATTTTTAGTCTCATCGCAATTGTTGCACGATGCTTGGTCATATAATGGATTCAAATTTTCGTTTAGCTTTAACCATTCAAACATTTCTCTCGCATAATTTTTGCCAATCTGTCTCCAATAATTTGCTTGCTTTTCGTTGGTGTCAAAATCAACAAACTCGCTTTCGTCAGTTACTTTTCTGACAACGCTTTCCTTTGTAACTTGCACTGGATGGAAAAACAAAAAGTCTCCAAACGCATAGCAAACATGCACCTTTTTTAAATAGCACAATAATTCCTCATTTGCAATGCTTATATCTTCGTCTGTTATTTGTTGGCATAACTCATCGAATAAATCTTGACAAAGCAATTGATTAATGTATGTTATTTGTGTGTTCTTAATAGCAATTTCAATGTCCTCGCTCTCAATGTTTCTTGAAAGCGGAACGATGCCATAAAAATCTGTTTGTGTTATGAATTGACAACTACAACAAGCCATTATATATTTAGATTAATAGGTGCAATTGATTCTACTTTTTTAGGACTATATCCAAAAGCCTCTCTGATTTCCTCTTCTGTAAATGCGGTTGCAAATGAGTCAGCAACAAAAGCCAAAGGAATTGAATTTGTTACTTTTATAATTGTGCCATCGTAACCATCCATTAATTTAGCCAGTGCGTTCATTTCGTACATTAATAAATTTTGGTCGTGTTTAATGACTGCATTCTGATAATATATTGACGAATCGGCGATTTCTTTTGCCGTTCCTAATTTACCAGAAACTTGAATGCCCGCCAATATAGATGGAACTTGAAATGCGGTTGCAATGTGGTCTCTAATTAAATTTGAAAGCGTGATGTACATTTCGTGTGATGTACTCTGGCTAAATGGAATGATTTGGATTGACCCCTCTTTTGATGAGCCGTCCAAAATTGCAAATTTACCGCCATTATCTGCGCCAGTTAATCTGTCAGAAATATAATCCCTCAATGAGTCTTTCATGTCCTTACCATTCTCATCCACGCCAGTCAATTTGTATGGCACATAAACAATGAATGCAGGCGCAAACGAATTGTCCACGTTGTTAGCGTGAAAATTTTGAATCTGGCCATCCGCATAAATCCATTTCAATGCAGACGCATATTTTGGCTGAGAATAATACACTTGGCCTGGCTTGTATCTGCGAATATATTTAAGCGTTCCATTCCATTTGCTGAAATCTTCAAATAAAGATTGCTCAACAAAATTTGAAATTTTGGCCTTTGTTTCAATGTCATTATATAAATCAATCGGAACGGCTTTGTATCTTCTGTCTTTTGTTTCTTGTTGCCAGTTACTTGACAACTTTGCAAATGTTATTTCAAAATCTTTATTTGGAATACCTAAACGAATGGTCGAAAAATCCTGCGACTTAACACTTTTTAAATAGCCATTCAAATCCCATTTCATAATTAATCCCAAAGATTCAAAATAAGCCATGTCATAGCAAATTCTTTGATAAGATGACTCGTTAAAAATTTCGCTTAATCTTTTAGAAAAATCGGTTTCCTCTCCAGTGGGAGTTTCAAAATATAATCCATCCCCATACAAAAATTTTGCGTGTGTTTCAACGCAAGCGTTTGCGATTGGAGACGATTGGACGGCTTTGATTAGTTCCTGCGGAAAGTTATTGTCTTTGCCATAGCGAACAATTTTGTTTGCGGTGTCATCGGTTTGATTAAAAACAGATAAATCCGCAGGCGCTTTGGCCGAAAACATGAAATAATTGTCCGAAATTTGAGTTAGTTCCATTTTTACAAATTTACTTTTTATTTTAAATAACTATTTGCAATATATTTACAAATCAAAGTGATTGGCAACGTCAATTGTCTTAAAATCTTTAAAATGTATCATTTCGCCAGTGTCATCAAATCGATTCCAGATTTCATATTGCCCATCGAATGCGCTTGACGATGACGAATTTCTCAGCTTGCGTTCTATATTATTGCGGACAAACGAATAGTGGTGCATTCTAAGCCATTCAATTTGCTTATGTTTGGCGTAAGTATTTGTCCGCCTTGTTGGGTCTGCAAATGCAGGATATTTTTTGTCGAAACACATGATTGTTTCCTTGTAAATCTTATGAATAAAGGGAACGAAATAGTCTTCGTCTGGCGATAGTTGTTTTGTTGGGTATTTATAATAGGTTTTTAGCCTGCAATAGCTTGCATCCAGTTCCGCAATATAAACTTGCTCCTTTGCACGCTCAAAATCCTCGCTAAAATACATTTCGTCGCAATCCATTTGAATGAAATGGGTGCAACCAACGCTCTTTGCGGTTTGCAAACCTATATTTCGTTTGATGGTTTCATTCCATTGAGCGGTTTGCTCAAGCGCAGGAATGTAAAAATTTGTAAAATCAATCAATTCGTGTGGCAAAGTTGGCTCATATAATTCGCCAGAATTGCTTACGTTTTGGTAAACGACAATAACAACGTCCAAATGTGGTTTGATTAACTCAATAGAACGGCGCAAATGCTCGTCGCCATCCCAAACATTCCAAATGCCTGCCAGTTTATTCATAATTCGAAACTATTAAATCAATAAAGTAATTAAATGAGGCCACAATTAAGATGGTTGGAATGATGTCAGCACTTATCCCGAATAAAAGCGGATGCCACAACAATGTGTGAAACGATGACATGCAAGTGAGACACAAGCAAATCGGCTTTCCAATTATCTTTGGTAATTTATCCGCAAATCTTTGGACAAAGAATAAAATATTCCCATGCCTTGTTGACCTATAAAAGCCAAAGCATAGTAAACTAATTACAATTGAGTTGTATATCATACAAAAAGTAGTTTCATTTCGTTTGGAACGTATTGCGGAAAAATAAATTCATGCGGATGCTTTGACATTAAATAGATAATGTTTTTCTTTTGCTGCTCCCACTTTTTATTGTTGCCATAATTCTTAGTCCTATCAAAATCCGAATGTGGAATGTATCGCATTGACTTAATAAAGTTTTTTTGAATCCCATTTCTGGTTAAAGAAATATATAAATCGGAATCCTCTCCGCCATAGCCTTTGATGTTTTCGTCATAACCCATAAAATCTGAGCGCTTGACAATGCAATTGCCAGAACAATCTGGCTCTCCAGTGTAATAATTGCCGTCTTTTAAATCTAATTTATCAAAAAAATTTGAGTCTAATAAAGTGTCCGCATCGCAAAAGAAAATCCATTCCTCGTTAGTTTCAGCAACCCCCAAGTTTCTGGCCTTTGATAAATGAAAGTCTTTTGCGGCCGTCAAGCATGAGCGGATTTTGTTAGTTTGGCAATATCTATATGCCATCTCATCGCCGTAACAAACAACGAATATCTTTGATTTATCTTTGATAGTTGCAATGCACTTTTTTAAATGCAGCAATCTATCTTTGCAAGTTATAATTATATCCATAAAATTCCAATTCCGCCCCAGTCAGAACCCTCAATAAATTCGTCATGCTCTTTGCCGTCTTTAATTTCATTCCAGAACTTATCCACTCGGCAAAATAATTCTCTATGCAATGGCGTGTCAATAATGTCATGGAATGCAATTACTCCGCCTTTACGCACAAACTTAGAATAAATTTCGAAATCTGCTTTAACTCCCTCATAAGTATGGTCGCCGTCTATCATTAAAAAATCAATCTTTGCATTGCTATTGCCCAGTGCTTTGATTAACTCAGCTTTTAACTCTTTAGAGTCTCCAATTAAATAATCCACGCCGTCAATGTTTGAACGCTGAGACATATCAATTGAAATGACTTTGTCAAACAATCCTTTGTAAGCATGCAAGCATCCGCCATCATAGCTGCCAATTTCAACGGCAATCTTTTTACTCTTCATTGAGTTTAGGGCATGCAATAACTCTTCAAATTCTAATGGCTTCTGTTGAGCCTTATTGTTTATCGCCAACTGGACTAATGTCTTCATATTCTATTGTTATTTTTTTACCGATTATTTTATTTAATTTTTCTGCCTGCTCGACATTCATAATGTAATCATTTAGATACATTTTTTTGACAACCTCCATGTATAGGCCGTCATCGTCTTTTTTTAATACGCCTTTAATTTTCATGCTTTATAGATTATAAAGAAAATACCCAACTCAATTAAAATTGTGATAATTGTTTTAGTATAATAAATTCGAGACCCGCCGTATTCTTTAAAGAAACTCCAGTCTTTTTTATAAATTTTGTTGTATGACATTAAAACGATTAATGCCAAAATGATTTTATAAATGTTCATATTGTCCGATGATGATTAAAGTATGAATTTGCCCCCATGCCCCATTGACAAGGCGATGTCGTTAATTTTATATTGTGTTTGACCGCTAAGTTTGTTAAAATACTTTGGTCGTGTCTGTGAGCCTTAAATCCGCTCAATTGATAATCTGGATTGCACTCGTCATTGACAAGCATAAGATTTGAGCAGAGGTTAAAATATTCTTGCACAAATGCTCTGGTCTCTGGTGTGTTTCTATAAATTTGGATTGCTGCATTGGCTTGCAATTGGTCTGGCATGCAAACAACGCCCATGTCATAATATGTCTCAGACTTGCACCAATCAATGTGTCTTTGGCCGTTATGAAATAGCTTTATATTTTCGCCCTCTTTTATTAAGTCATTTGGATTCTTTAGGCATTCAATTGTTGAATCCAAATACATGACATATTCGCCCTCGTCAATAATACTTAAAATGTAATCTATTAAATAAGGTTTCCAAAGCCACCAACCATAACCCCGAGACGAATACAGATGCTCGGGGTAAGCATCGTATAACATTTCAACACTCTTTTCGTTAAACGTTTTTGTGTACATAAATCTGCTCATGGATTTATGCAATTTATCGATTGCTTGTTGATATTCTTTTGTCCCGAAAGTTATGCAGATTGGCATTTGCTTTGAATAAAATTAAATATGTTTAGTTCGCTAAAGTAATATTCTTTTTGCTCTTCGACAAGTTTTTCTGAATCGCCCATGCTTGCCAGTGAAATAATTGCCTCCAAACGTTGCATTGTATTTTCAGCAATGGCCGAATAAGGTATCGGAAACGCATTGCAAATGACAATATCCCAGAATTTTTCTGTAACATAATAGTCCTCAACAGAATTTTCAATGCAAATAGACGTGTGGTAATCAATCAAACCATCTTTTTTCTCTTTTAATTCGCCTTTGTATCTCGCATCTTTAATGTCCCAACCTTTGCCGTAAATATCAATGTCCAAATCCGATGCTAATATCTTTTCAACCAATTCGTTTCGGAATCCATACAACGTCCCCTCTCTCGGTTCTTGTTTGGCCACTATAAAACTGCACTTTTTTGTCTTTTCAGCTTTTAAATTTATAGCATCTTCATAATCTAAGCCACTCCAATTAAACATCATTGGCAATTGGTTATTCACTGGCGCAATAAACTCAGCAACTTGCCCAGTCCAATTCTTATAATTTTCCGACCAACTCGGTTCTTGCGCAAATGCAAAAGTTTTTGCAGGGTCTTTTATCTTTTCTGTGGTGTCATTGAATATAAACAACAAGTCATAGTCATCCCCAAACGTAAATTCAAAATTTTTGACCGCATTTTTTGGAGCAAATTGTCTCATTACCTCACTTGCCAACCTTTCGGATGTGGCATAGTTGCTCGTTAGTTTTACTTTTAGCATAAATGTTTTATTTTATAGTTTTTAGTTGCACAAAATGTCGAGAAAAACCGCTCGCAAATGAATGTGTGCATCGGATAATATTCAACGCCAGTGATTTGTTTAATTTTTTCTTTTGAAAATCGTCCCCACTTGTATTTGGTGTCTGAATATAATCTATTTTGCAGCCATTTATCTTCGCTCTGAGCCATTATATCCATCAAAGGTATTAACCACGTGCAAACAAACTCTTCGTATAACTCAGAGCGTGAAACATGAGCATTTTGATAAATGGTCGGAGTGTTTAATCGGTCTATTTTTAGGCCATTGAATTGATTAAAGATATATTGAGCCGTTTCAATAATACCAGAATGCCAATTCTCAGCCACTCGCCACACATTTGGTTGCGTGTGCAATCGATAAAACGTGTAAATGTCCGCATCTTTAATGTCAGACTCTAAGTTTTTAAGCCAATAAGAATTTTTTGACTCAAATTGCCATGAGAAAACGCCAAAGTATTCGGCCTCTTTATGCTTTCCCTGCTCAATTAGTTCACGAATGATATGATTCTCAAATGCAGGCTGAAACGCTTTGCCCTCATAAATAGAATTGTCATATCCAATCGCATTTGGACTAACATACTTCTTTGTTTTGTCATCAAAGTATATTTGATAAATTACTGATTTTGAAGCCATCTGTATGCTCTTTTATAACACGACCCACATCCAGTCGATAATCTATTCCCAGTTGACCTTTTATACATATCAAATATTAAATGCCAAACAATGTCTTTTCTGTCCATCGCTTGTCCGCCATGCGAACTTACATGAATTTTTATTTCTGGTATTGTCATAAGGCAAATATAGTAAAAATTCACAAAAACAAGAGAGGCGACATGGTTTCCCACATCGCCTCTCTAAACATTTTTGTTTAAAACTAATTAAGCAATTTTGCTCTCTAAATAAGCCTTTGTAGCTTGGTAGCTTGTAACAAAGAAATCTGGTGCCAATTCTGACTCGCCACCCATTGGTTGCGATAAAGTGATATTGAACGCATTGTCATCGCCAATTAAAACTCCAGTCGCTTTTGTAAGCGCAGTGATTTCTAATCCTGCTGACATTCCATACAATTCAAATGTACCATTTGTCTTTTCAACTACAACGAATAAATCGTCAATCAATTTTAAATTATCCCAAACATTTTTAGCGTCCTGAGTTTGTTGCTGAAATTTACCAGTAATCGTTTGTGTAAACGATTTGATATTGTTTTCGCCAGTTACTAATTCTTGACTTGCACCTGCGCTTTTTGTTTTTGCGCAGAACTTGTAAAGATAGTTGTATGGTTGTAAACCTATTGCAGTAACAACGTTCTCGCTATCTGTCGTGAATCCACTATCGGTCAAATCCGATAGTGAACCCACGTAAATGTTTTTGGCTTTTATTCCGCCTACCGACTGCAAATCTTCGCAAGTCGCACAAGCTAATCCACTAACTATTCCACATGGCATGATATTGTCTCCTTTTTTTTTAAGTTAAAATTATGATAATGCAATAACTGATAAATCGCCATAGATGTATTGAGTTCCCATTTTGAACTCAGCATCGATGTAATTCATTTTGTCTCTTTTATCATAAAAGAAATCTAATGTGTTTGTGTCAGAAATTGCATCTGTACCAATCACTAAATTCTCTCTGTATGTGTAAACCGCTCTGTGTTTGCTATTCAAGTTGTTAGCATTGATTACTTGAGACCAACGTGATTTCTTGTAAACTGGAATGCCTCTGAACATTAACATTCTTGCACCTGCTTCAACCATGTCCCATGATTTATCGCCACAACAAGCATCTTCACGACAAGTCAAATAATTGTCATATAACTCTCTGGTTAATGCAAAGTATTTGTCGCCCTCTGGCATTTGGTCTAAGATGTCTGGTGCAATTTCGTACATTGAACGCAATACATCTAATGCAGTGCAATCGCCTAAAGTCGATGCAATTGCTACTCTTTGAACATCGTAAGCGTTTGCGCCTGCAATTAAGCGAGCCCAGATACCAGTACATGATGCCAAAGTATCATTTGTTGAGTTCTCATCGCCAAACCATGCAATATCGTAAACGTCTAAACGCACTGCGTTTGTTACTTTCTCGATAATGTAGTTTTCTACGATTGTGCCTTCTAAGTTTTGAGCCTCGTTACCAGTTCTCAAAAACTCTTCCATGAAAGTGTTTTTTAAGTTTTTAGCACATTGGTCTAAGTTTACTTTTAAATCACATACTTCAATAAATTTCTCAGTGATGTCAACTACATCGCCTGCATTATCACGACCGCAACCAACTGATGGACGAACTACGCCCGAAAGGATTGTGTCTAATGCTAATTGTCTTTTTGATTTAATATCTAAAATGATACGAAATTCGTTTTGTAACTCTGGAGTTAAAAACGTTGGTTTTATTAAAACCTCGTTAGCTTGTTGCCCTGCCCAACTAACGTTAATGTCTAATACATCTGCCATTTTCTTGTTGTTTTATTTTTTGTTTAATTAATATTGTTTTTTAATATTTTCTGCAACGATGTCAAATGGCGATTTTTTAACGTCTGCCTTTGCTGCTGCTGCGTTTGGTACTTTAGTCTCAGCCGTTTCAACTAATGACTTTAATGCTTTGAACTCTTTGTCCATTTTAGCTTTGAATGCTGCGCTTGCAGTTTCAATCGTTGCTTTCTCTGCTTTTAAAGCAGTGATTTCAGCATTTAACGACTCAACTTGAGCGGTTAAAACTTCTGTTTGGTTAGCTTCGATTTCAACTTCAACCTCACGAATCTCAACGATTACGCCTGCTGCGTCAACTAAGATAATTTTGCCAGATGCCAAAGCATGCTCGCCCTCTGGAGCAAATGTAGTCATGGTCTCGTCAGTATAAACCGCCTTGCCCACTTCAAACTCGCCCTCTCCATAAAGAATTGTTAATCCATCTGCCAATGGCTCAACGAAATTCGTTGGCTCAGTGCCAGTCAATGCCTCTTCAATAGCCTTGAAAGCAGAGGCAATTTTGTTTTTGAAATTTGTATCCATTTTTATTTTATCGTTAAATTTTCCGAATGCTGCAATTGGCATCCTTACCGCATCCACAAATCCAAGTTCTTTTGCTTGTTGTGGTGTCATGTAAGTTGTTTTATCCATCATTGACATGATGTCCTCAATTGTTTTTTTTGTTTTCTTAGCGTAATTCTGTGCAAGGATTGTGTCGATTTGCGACAAAGCCTCAGCCGTTGACTTAATTTCGTTTGCAGTTCCCTGCGCTCCGCCACTTGCATTGTGAATCATGTATTGAGCAGTTTCACTCATTTCTACATAAGATGCCGCAGATGCAATTAGAGTTGCAATTGAGCCACAAAAACCATGAATGTATGCCGTAATTTTTAGACCTGCGTCCTGCAAATCGTTGTAAATAGAAAAACCCTCGTAAACGCTGCCGCCACGTGAGTTAATTATCAATTTGATTTCTTTTGACCCTTGTGAATGTGCCTTTGAAATTTCAGACCTAACGTAATCGGCCGAGAGTTCGCCCTTGTCAGTTCCAATGTCCTTATTGATTAGCAAATTATAAATTTCCATGTTAACAAAGTTAGCGGAAATACAAATGTGCTTTTTGTAAAGTTTTTACAATTAGATTTTCTTTACAATATAGATGACCGAATGAATACTTTTGCAGTATTTCTCTGCTAAGTCTGCATAAATAATCATTTTGCTTTTTTTATTCTTAATGACTTGCTCTTCGTATTCGCAACGAATTAAATATCTCTCCATGTCGCCAGTTGTTAGCGCACATTTCTCGGCTAAATGATAGGCCACATTATTGCAATCGCCAAAAGTAGTGTCAATTCTGGTGTAAAATTCACGTTCAATGTTCATTTGCCTTGTCCTTTATATTTTTTTGGTTGAAATTTTTTTGCTTTGGCTGCTCTGCCAGTCTTTCGTTTACCGAAATTTACTTTGATTTTTTGTGCCGTTGCTTTTGCCTTTGCCATTATAGTGATGTCGTTGTTTCTATGACTCTAAGTCTGTTTTGAACTTCTGTTATTTCGGTTGCACTGACAACAAGTTGTAAGCCTCTCAATGCCTCTGTAAGGTTTATGCTGCTATCAATCGCTGAGTCTGGTGTAATCATTCCGCCGTTAGCAAATCCAGGGACTCCGATGCGTTTAAATGTATTTGAGCCGCCTAAAGCATTCTGTTGCCTTTGGTTTAATATTACCTCTCCAGTTTTAATTGTTGCTAATAAGTTGTCGCCATTTTTTCTGCGAATAGGTATTCCCATTCCTGCTCCAATTCGTGTCCCAGACAATCCGCCATTTGCGAACCCCTCAACCAATCCGCCATCTGCAAACCTTGGAACTTCTACGGCTCTCAATGCTCGCACTCTCTGGTAACCTTGCAATAAAGCAATTCCCGCATTAATAGGCGCTAAGATTGACCCGACAATTGGAATCTTAGACGTTGATTCAAATATATTTTGAGCAGATGCAAGCGTGCTAATAATAGTTCCTGCGATTGCCAATGCTTTTCCCTCTTCTGTACTCTCTCCAACAATTTGAGCCAATGCCATAAATGATTGACCAACTGCGGCCATTGCTTCAATCCTATCTTTTGACGCTTGCTCTTCAATTTTAACAATTGCCGCATTGTTTTTAGCAATTTCAAGTTTCTTTTGCTCTTCTGTTTTCTTTGTATCTGCTAATATTATTGCGTTTTTATTTTTCAAAATAGCAATATCTGCTGCATACCTTTCCTCTGTTGTTGTTGCGGTAAATTGAGCAAGTTCTAATTCATACTGCACCTTTTCCTCATCTGCTTGCTTTTGCTCCTCATCATTTGCAATCTTATTATCAGTAACCAAATTTTGATTAGTAATCTTTAGCGCAGTAATTTGGTCGTCAAATGCTCCAACAATTCCATTGTATTGCTCAAGACGTGCAATTTCCTCATTATTCTTAGCTATTTCAGATTGCTTTAAAGCCTCGTCGTATTTTTCTTTGGTTAATAAATTATTTGCAAATTGTTCTTTTAAATTCGCCTCTATTTGCGCTCTGTTAAGTTCATTAATTACCTTATCATTATTGAACGCATCTAATTTTTTCTTTTGCTCAGCATTTAATTGCTCAGTTACTTTTTTAGTAAAATCTTCGAGGTCTTTTATTGCTTTAGCGTTTATTCTCTCTCTCTCTTTTTGTCTATCCTCTAAAATCTTTTTTTCCTTTTCTTTTTGCTTTTCCCTTAATTCTGTCTCGCCCTCAATCAATCCATTAATTCGACCTTGATTTTTTTCTGTTTGTACGCCCGCAGCTTGTTGTATTTCAAAACGCTTTTGTTGAGCGTCGGCCAATCTTTGCTCGGCTTTGTCTCTGTCTTGACCATTGTTAATTGCTTTAGATAAAGCATCGGCCGCAATCGCAACATTTCTGTTTGCCAATTGTTCGTCCTTTTTTAATTGTGCCTCTTCTAATCTGTTTGCCTCTTGTAAAAATGCAATTCTTTCTTTCTCTGTCTTAGTCCTATCTTTACTTTGTGCAATTAAGATAGCCACATCCCTATTTGTTTGGGCGATAGATGCTTGGTTTGCACGCTCTGCGTCTTCTAATTCGTCCAATGCTTGCACCAAATCATAACCTTGCTCGGCCGCTTCGCCTATCTTAGAACCCAAACCGCCAAATGCATCTGAAAAGGAACTAAACAAGCCCCCGCCAGAACTTACCAAATCAAAGAAATTTTTAACCGATGACGCAATGGTTGTAATTGTCGCACTTAATCCCTCAAAAACTCCGCTTATTGCGTTTGTTACTGGCTCTAATTTTAAAAATGATTGAATCAATGGCGTGACTGCCATCAAAATTAAGCTAAATGGGTTTCCTGCGGCTAATGCTTTAAATCCATTGCCCACTCCAGTTAATCCATTTTGCAATGCAGGGAATTGACCTATCAATCCTTTGAATGAGTCTGAATAGTTACCGACATTTCTGCGGTTGTCTCCGATTGCAGATTCCTGCGCCTTTAAAGTGTCTGTTAAACTCTTTAGCCTATCGGTTTGCTCTTTGGTTGGCTTTGCCAATCTAATATATTCCGCATTCAATTCCTTTAATAACTCTCTATTTTGTTTAATTGAGTTATTATTAAAATTGGTCGTGTCTGTGTTTGCTTTCTCGGCATTCGATAGTTCGCCAATAGATTTCTCGTTTAATTTGTATTGACCCTCTAATGCTTTTAACTGGGCGTTATTATCCCGAAAAGCCTTTTGATTCTCTTTAGTTGAAACGTCTAACTTCGATTGCTCCTCTCGCAAGTCAGAAATTCTTTTTTTAATCTCTTCTTGATTTTTCTGGAGTTCGCCGAATTGAATATCGACATTATATATTATTGACTTCTCGTCTGCCATTTCCTTTGTTTAAATGGCGGTCAGTTTCCCGACCGCCGTTAAATTATTCCACTTTACCAAATTCCACATTTGGTTGCTCATCTAAAAACTCAATCGCTTTTACGATGTTTGAAACTTCCACTAAATTAAAACAACCTTTTGCGATTGCAATATTTAGCGCTTCTTTTAAAATTTGTTTTGCTAACTTATTGTCCATTACTTAATTTTTAAAGGTGTTAAATCTTCGGTTGTCCAATAATCTTTGGCTAACATAATTTCCAAATGCTCCAAATTTCTTTGGATTGTTTTCTCATCCTCTTCAGTTAAAGTTTCTTTTGCTTTTAAATCATTTACAAGGTTTACGCTATCTAATGCCGAAGCATAATTAATTGCGATTTCTTCAGTTGTTATTTCTATTTTTTCCATTATGCTTTTAATAAAATTTTGTATGCCGTTCCGTTAATTCTAACTGCCCAACTTCTATCAGAAACTAAAACTTCGGTTGCTACTGCACCTGCGTTTACTGATGCGCTACCTACAACAAATTGATTATTTGCAGTTGCAATTGCATCTTTACCTAAAATAATACTACCACTAAAATTTCCCGAATCGGTTGCCCAACCTAATGCACTATTATTTGAACCCGTTGTATTTAATACTAAAGCATTTGAACCAATTGCAGTATTATAACTTCCACTTGATGTATTATAACCTGCACTTTCTCCAAGTGTAGTATTTTGAGTTCCAGTTGTATTTAATAACGATGCTTGAAATCCAATTGCAGTATTACTATTGCCTGTTGAATTTTTTAATGCTTGATATCCTAATGCAGTAATATATAAACCACTTGTATTAGTTAAACCTGCTTGAAAACCAACCGCAGTATTATTAGATGCCGTATTTGAAAATAATGCATTTTGACCAACCGCAGTGTTATTTGAACCACTAACATTACTATATAATGCTTGTTGTCCTATTGATGTGTTATAACCACCTGTTGTATTATTAGGTAAACTATACGCTCCAAAAGCAGAGTTTGTAATACCTGTTGTATTTGCTAATAAAGATAAATAACCTAAAGCACTATTTGATGCACCTGTTGTGTTTGCTCTTAATGATTGATAACCTATTGCCGTTATTTCCGCACCACTTGTATTACTAAAACCTGCCTCAAAACCAACTGCGCTATTATTTGAAGCGGTGTTATTTACTAATGCGTTTTGACCAAATGCGCAATTGTTACTTCCCGTTAAATTGCCATACATAGCACCTTGACCAACTGCGGTGTTATAATTACCAGTTGTATTTAAACCTAAAGCATCGCCACCGAATGCAGAATTTTGCAAACCAATTGTGTTGCTTATCATTGCTCTCACTCCGACTGCAACATTATTAGTACCAATTGTATTTGCATTTAATGCAGTAACTCCGATTGCGGTATTACTTGCATCACTTCCTGCACCTCGACCAACTTTTACTCCATTGATTGTTGCATCTTTTAAAATACTTGCTGTACCATCTGACCTATCAAATGACATTGGAGCATCAATAAAAGTTCCCGCATCGTTGTATCTTCTAATCGCTAAATCTGCTCCCGCATTTGCGCCACTTTCAGTTCCATCCACACGAAATGCCCATCGAGGCAAATTCCCACTTCTGAATGAAAAGATTTTTGCAATCGAAGCATTTGCAGACATGATAAAACGATTAATCGCAGTTGTTGTTTCAGTTCCTTGGTTTGTGCCGTCATCAAAAAACTTACTATCGCCAATGGTTGACGATGCCGTAAACTTTGGCAGTGTATTGATTGTGCCACTTCCCTCAACACCACTTGAATTGCCTAAATTTGCAATGTCCTGCGTTGTAATTCTTTTAGTTGTGCCAGTCTGAACGATAGGCACTAACTCAGTTCCATTTAGAGCGCTGCCCGCAGGCAGTCCGCTTATTTTTTTCTTTGCCATTTTTTTTTAAATTATTATGTCGTTATTATTTTCTGTTATTATATCTTCTAAAATTTCTGTGTTCAAATATGTGTACTCTATTGGTTGTATCGGTGTGAACACGTCGCCGTAATCAAATTTAACCCCCACGTTTATTAATTCAACCTTTGTTAATCCTTTGCCATTTGGCTCAAAATCAATTATTTTATTCAATCTAAAAATTGAATTAAAGTATTCCACATACCATAACTGCGAAAAATCCAATTCTGCTATGTCTCTGGCAGTCAAATTAAAATATGCAGTCAAAGATACGGAAATATTTAATTGGTCAATAATAGATTTATAATAAGTATCGACCAAATTTCTTGTCATAAAGCCAGTGCCAATTGGTGTGCTAAATGCCAGATTCAAATCAAACGCATCAATATCTGTGTCATTATATTTAACCTTTTGGAAATAACACAATGGGACTTGAGTTACAACACACGTTGTGCCCTCGGTTGACAACTCAGTGTAAACATCCGACAATTTGGAAATATCTATTAATCCTGCATTAATTAGAATCCTTGGTTTCCTATCGGTTGTAAATTCTACTGGTCGTGTATCCTGCCACATGGTTGGCAAATAAATATAGTTTGGACTTGTGCCATTGAAAGTCTTTTCAATAATTGTAGGCGAAAAACCAACCTCTCCAATTGTCTTTGCGTCCCCCTCTGGTGTTAAATAGTATTTGCCATTGCCGAATGGGTATTGTGCGGCCTTTGTTTGCCTCAAGTTATATTGTGTCAACCAATAATCCTTTTCGTCTGCTCTATACTTAAAATCGTATTTGCGAGAAATGTTTGTTTGTTGGTATCCAATAACTGGATTCGGTTTTAATGATAATTTTCCGCTAAAACTTTTTTGTCCGCCATTGCGATAATACTCAGCAAACGTCTCTATTGATACCACGCCAGTAACCTCATTTACAAAAACAACCCAGTTAAACATTTGATAGCAATATTTAAACAAATCGGATTGTTTTATTGGCGGTAAATTTGGCGCTAATTGCACAAACTCGCCGTATTCAATTGTTTTTCCGCCTGCACTTGGGTCGATTGTTAAATTTAATGTTACTAATATGTCAGCAATTGCATCGACTTTATTAATTCTAAATCTTAATCCTTGGCTTGGCGCAAATGTTATATTGTAAGCGTTCGTAAATTGCTGAAAATTATTGCTTTGATAATTACCACTCAACGAAATTGTGTCAAAGTTTGTCCACGTTGCACCATCATAAGTTTCAATAAGCAATTCCGCAGGGACATTTATAGAATTATTTGTAATCGAATAGCCAAAAGTAAAACTAACTAAGGATGTCTGAGTTATTGCGGAAAAAAATTCGTTATTAACCAAATCGTATTGATTTAATGGGTCGGCTATAATATAATCAATTAAAATATTTTCTTGCCCAGTTGTGCCATCCAATATTTCGTAAGGCTCTGCGGTTGCCCCATCAAATCCCTCCAATTGTAATGTGTTTTCTACTGAATGCAAAAAGTCATTATTGGTAAAAGGTATCATTAATTTTTCCAAAGTCGGATTGTCAAAGAATGTCGATTGCATTGTGTAACCACTATCGACAATCATTTGCTTAATGATTCGCTTTAAATAAACCGCAGGCTTTAAATGCGAAATTTTAATGTCTTGGTTTGGCAACTCACAATCGACCATAGGCGTTTTGCCATCATATTGACCATAATCAATAAGCGGATAAAAATAGTCTTCGTTTGCTACTGGATAAATTCCCTGCCATGTATCAAATATGGTTTCGTCATATAAATGGTCTAAGTCTGAAAGGTTTAACGTGTTTAATGTTTTCTCTCCAAACAATTCTTTTAATTTACTTAACTCAGCAAAAGCGTAAAGATTAATTGTTTCGCTTGTTACATCACTTAACTTAAATAAGCCGTTAAACAGAACAAAACTATTTTTTTTGATTGTTATTTGTCTGTTGCTAAGTTTATCAAATTGGTTAAATGCCGATAAATTGTAAGGAATACCCAGTATTTTATCGTTTGTTTTTGTTCTTGGTATGCTAATGGTTTTTGTTTTACTACCAGAACGC